CTATACCTGTGCTTTTTCTTCCTTATAGCAATTCATGAATTTGCTTACCTCTATCATCCTATCTTTCACAAATCCTAATGAACCTATTACTGCATAATCTAATTTGCTTCTATTCTGTTTCTTGAATGACTTTAAACCTGCTTCAAGGTTCTTTAACAGTGTCATATTTTCAGAATAGATACTGTTAAACTGCTCTGATAACCTTACATTCTGTAAATTGTTTGTGAGTAATGTAATCTTATCGGTTTTGATTTTGGTTTTGTTTGTTGCATTTTTCATGTTGTTTTACCCTTTCTATTTGGTATTTTGTTTCTTTATTTTTTGTTGCTTACTAAGCGCGGTTTTGGATGTAAATCCCTTAAATCATTTTCAAATTCTCTCTTTGCCTTTTCAAAACCCACCCACAAACCCTCTTTATCTAGACCTCGTGCAACCAGTTCATTCATTGCCAAATTTTGTAGGTTCAATTTTCCTGAAATTGCATCCACTAATAGATTAGTGTTAACATTTGAAAAAATGAATTTAGGATTTAATTCATCTTTTAAGTTTTCCATTTTGTTACCTTTCTATGTGGTATTTTTGTTTTAAAAACATGCGAAGATCCAGAGATTTTCGCTAGCATGCAACTCCTTAAGTACCCCAAATATCAATAAATAAATCCCTATTTTAGTATAAAATTTTATAGAAAGGATTCAAAACTATGGTAAAAATCATATTTCCACCTGAAGAAACTTATAAAGCAATAGCAGATAGGTTTCCAAGGAGCTTAGCAGCAAAACATATTCAAAACGAAAAGCAAATTAATGGTGATATTGTAAAAACAGAATTAGTAAAGATTATTTCAGGAAATGATTTAGATGGTGGTTATGATTCACCTGAAGATGTTGCAGATGCACAAAAGTATTTTGACCTATTACAAAATCCAGAACAGGAAAGGTAAAAATTTCTAATGGGGTCGTTTAGATAACATTAAATGGAGTCTCTTTCCAGAAATAACCTTTTATGCTTAAATCAATTACCTTAAAAGGTATATATAATGATTCTCTTGTATCTGAGGCATGGTTAAAATCTTTAAAGATAAAGATTGAAGACACCAGACTACCTACTCTTGTAAAATATGCCAAGCATTTTTCAGAAGACTATCCCCAATATTTAGATAAAAAAATTCCAGTATTTACCGATTATGTTGAATCATTCTTAGCAATTGATGAAGTTTGCACATTAAATTTAGTTAGGACCTATCTTAATCCAGAGTCCGATAATGTTAAGAAAAAAATAATTAAATATGTAATGGGTAAGTTTAACCCTCCTGCAGGAGTGGATGATACAGCATTAAATTATTTATATGAGTTAGAAACGGCGGCTTATCTGTTATACCGAGGTTATAATGTATCAGATGAATTAAACGACGTGAATTATAAGATAAATAAATATAAGATAAATATTCAGTGTAAGAGACTGCAATCTTGTAAAAAAATAAATACAGGTTTTAAAGAGGCATTATTTCAACTGAAAAACCAAAACAAGATTACTAGCGATAAAAATTCATATGGTTTTGTAGCTATGTCATTAGAAAGAATATTCAAACTCAATACAGATATTAGGAAAGTTAAGGATATGAAAGAACTGGATAATGATATGATAGATTTAAAAAATCAAATGTCTAAGATAGTAGCTCCGTTATGGAATAAATCACTGAATGAGATTAAAAAGGAACTAAAATTGCTAGGTATGATGTATCTTTATAAAAGACCTGTATATAATGTAACCAATAAAAAATTTACCTATTTCAGAAGGTTTTTATATGACGTTCCGTATCACCCTAAAAACACACCTTACTCAGAGATATTAAACTATATAGATAGCAAACCAGAATAATTATCAGAAAATTTTGCAGCATATCCCTTTCAATCTGAAAACTACCTAATAAGCATATTTACCTACCTATCATATTCAAATTGATCCTAGCTATGTCTATGGAGTTATTTCAGGTATTTAAAAGGCATATAATAAATAGTAGAGTATATCCTAAAATATGTCTAAAATTTCCGAGGAGATAATAGCGAATCCTCAAAAAAAAATCGGTAATTAGCCCTAAATACTATACACAATTATAACTATTATATATATAAGATACTTACAGTGTGTTGGTGTGCATATAACCCTTATGCTATTTTTAGAAACATTTTCAAGGGGTTAGGTGCTAACTAAGCATATAACCTATACCCATTTATTGCTATTTGTATGCTGTATTAAGCACTTCTACACCCGAAGGGTTATATTTGCTCCATAATTGAAGCAGTACCGCTCTAAAATGTAAGCTAGCAGTCGCTAGGGAAGCGTATAGGGGTTATATGAGTGAAAAAGGATACTACCACACTTTCTTATATCTCTACTCTATTCCCTTATGCTTATTATATTCATTGTTCAATACATTTAATATAACATAATAGAAAGCAGTATTATTGTTTAGTTATATCCTGTTAATGGTTTGCTTCGATAAATACTACATACCATTTTACAATAGTTTTTATCTCTACATATTTCAGTTTGAGTAATGTCTTCGATATACTTTGCTATTTGTTTTGAAGTCATTGCTTCTAATTCATTTCTGGAATACTTATTATTAGTCATATATATTATATTATTATAGGAGTCATCTTTTAAAAAGGTTAAACAAAACCATAAGAAAACCCAACACTTTATATGTATTGGGCTCTATTAACTTATATTACGATATATTAATTTATATTAATACCAATCTTTACACATTATGGTAGAATTATATAATTCAGATGTTATATGTTGTTCTAATTCTTCTAATGCTTGTTGATTTATTTTAGGATTATCAACAGGGTATAGATTAAATTTTTTCCATCCATTACTACCACACCATAAACCTTTCAAATATCCTGGTGTTTTTAGATTAGGTAACGGATGAAATGTCATTAATATCTTAGCATCATTCAACATTGCATTAGGCAATAGTACTTCATTCCATATATCTTCTTTCAAATATTCTGCATTATCTATACATACTAAATCTACATTTCTGCCTAATAATCTAGTTGAATTATGAGTATCTATATATATGATTACACCGTTTATATTAATCTTAAATTCAATTTTATTTATATACTTTATATGTATTCTTCGTTCAATACATTCATCTATTATTTTATTAAATATATCCTTTACTACTGCTTTATGAGTGGTTGTGATTAATATTGTTTGTATATGTGGAAATAATGATGTCTCTTTTAAAGCTGTTTCTATTATTACAGTAGTTAGTCCTGACCTTCTACCACCTACTACTAATTTATATTTACTTCCATCTTCAACTATTTTTTGTTGTTCTGGATAGTCTCTTAAATTAACCATTTAGGTTTCTCCCATTGGGATTAAAAAAGAAGAAACCTATTTGTGCCGCTTATTATATATATTATTCAAACTTTATACAATTAGAAAACTTTACTGCATAACCACCAATTACTCTTGCCTGGTCTATTCCATTGATTATTTTTCGTGCTGCAACATAGTTTGTAGTGGTATCTGAAAAATAATCGCCTAATTTCTTACCTGTAAATCCACCTGTTAACATTCCATGTTCTAATATTTTCCATGCTGTTTCAGGATCCTTGGCTAGGTCTGGATTGCCTACCAAATCTATTCCTAATTCTTTACTGTATTTCTGATAGTTCCATTTCCAAGTCAATTGTACGAATCCGCGACCTATATAGGGATAGTATTTCTTACTCTTTAAATACTTTTCACTACCATACTCAGTTACTGGTTGATATGTCCACGCTGTTTCGTGGGCACATGTAGCCAGTATATAACTATATTCATTTACTCTATTGAGTAGTTTTGAATCATCTAATTTTTGTAATAAGAAGTTTAAACCATCTACCTGAGATTGTTTGAGTTTTCCGAATTGTTCTTTATACTTTTCATAAAATATTTTTCTGTTTATCATTCATAGGGTAATTGTAAATATTAAAGAAACCTTTATTACTTATTATTCTACTGCAGGACCTTGTGTAAGGTCTATACCACCATCTATTCTTACATCACCATCAGGTAAAGGATCCCTATTGAAATATTCTCTATGTTCATTAATGGTTATAGTTTTGTATTTTGCTTCCTGGTCAAGTGCTTTTAATTCAAATTCTCTATCTCTTGGTTCTTGAACTTTGAATGTTAATCTTAATTTAGGATTATATGCTTTTTTAATTACTCTAGTAAATGCTCTTGCTAATTTTGTTGTTATAGGATGTATTACATTGTTATCGAATACAGAATTTGCTGCTTCTAAGTTTGCTTTATTATAATCAGATACTAATCCTAATGAAGATTTTGGAACACCGTATGCTGAAATTATTTTATCTTTTATAAATTCACTTGCTGCAATATAATCTAGATCCTTAGGGTTATTCTGTAATCTTTCTACCTTAGTTCCATTTTGCAACACTAATATATTATCCCCATCAGCTCCAGTATATAAAGCATTTAAATCCCTTCTTATTGCTGGAATATCATCTTCATTTATTCTACTTTCATTAGTTAAGGCAAATTTGAATGTAGCATCTTTGGAGAAATGTTTTCTTTGAAATTCATTGATGGCATTTTCAATTTCTATGTTAGTATATGTATATTCTATTATTCCTTTTCCATATACAGATTGTGAGATTTGATTATTCTTTATATGCTCTATTTCATCTACTCTATATTTTTGAGACTTACCAGTGCCATTACTAACTTCATATCCTGTAATCCTACCTGCACTATCTTGAATTATGGTAGTTCTTTCTGAAGGTAAAAGATAAAATGAATGAATTGTCCCAAAATTTGTATATACGAAATAAAGATAAACATCTCCTATATTTAAATAGTAATAAACTGCTCGTTCAATTATATCATCCCAACATTCATCTAACTCATTTACTTTATCTAATAAATTTAGAAAATCATGTTCATCTAATTCCTTTTTTATTTCTGTTTGATTTTTCATTAAACAGATCACAGGCTGATGTTTTTCAACATTGATTGCTATTACACGGGAACAAGAATAAACCCATCCTTTAAATTCATTTATTAACAGTGTAGGAGTTAATTTTGCATATGCACTTTGTCCACCATATCCCCATGTAGGAACAGCAATAATATTATTTGTTACACCTGCTGTAGTTTTCGGTTTTACGAAAAAGTCTTTTATTTTATCAAACATTTATTTCAACTGTATATAGAAAAGCAATAATCATTTTATATTACCATTATCATTGGTCCATTGTATTTTTCCTGTAAAACGATATATCCAAGCGCATCCGAAGTATGTACAAATCCTGCATCTTCCATACTTTTATCAATTGCATCACCTTTTCGTGTAACCATTTCCAAATCTCTAGTAAGCATATAGCAATCTTTATTGTTTATATAAATACCAACTTCATCTGCTGCATTCATTAACATTCTATTAACTGCCGTTACTCTTACTCTTTGGTCACCATTGGATTTAGGAACAATTTTATATGACCTAGGGAATATTTCACGAATAATTTCATAATCACCACCAAGTTTTGAATCTGTTGTGTCCCTTGCTTTACCTGTAGCATCACCATATATTCTTATAGGTCTATCTTCCCAGTTTATTTCTTCTAAATATGTTTTGAGTAATTTACATTGACCTTTAGTACTCATATCTGGAGAGCTGAATACTCTTAAAACATTTATTACTCTTTTCTGTTCTGGTAATCCTACTATACCTTTTCTAACTTGGCATATTAAAGTGGTCATCGGATCCACGTTAAAATCCCATACTAAACATATCGGTAAATCATAATCTAATTCTAATTTCTTTACATGAATATTTCTATTAAATTCAGTGTAAACTGCTCCCTGAGTTTTTTCGAAAGAAGCATATACTTCTTGTCGAAATGTTTTTGCATCTTCTGTTTTAGATTTACTTGCTACCTGTGATTCAATATCCTTTATTGTAGGATTATCTAAACTTGAAAATGTCCATGACTTCCATTCAGGATCATAATCTTCATTGTTGGGGTCATTAACACCTCTTTGATATAATTCATAGAGGGCATCAAAACCATTTGGAGTACTACCAAATACTGCTTTTCCGTTCCTATCCATGAGAGCATAAGACAATTCTCTGTGCCATTTATTCGGGTCTATGTATCTAAATTCATCTACTCCAACCCAATCTAAACCTCTACCAACTAAATCAATATCGGCTGATTTTAGATATATTTCTGATTGATTATGTAAAAGTTTTATATGTAAATTTGTTTCATTCTTATAAACTTCCCATTGTAAAAATTCAATTCTTTTCTTTAGTTTGTCCCAAAACACTTCTTTAACAAGTCCGCGAGAGGGTCCTACAATCCAGTTTAATGAATATGGTTTTGAATATGCTGCCTTTAAGCATTCTTCCAGAATAAAAATACTTTTCCCAAATCTTCGTCCCGCAACAATTACTTTATATCGTGCTGGATCCATATACACTTCTTTTTGAAGTGGATGATTATCAACTACAGCATCATATTCCCACCAATTTTTAATAGGGTTTGTTAATGAAGCTTGTAATGAACTTTGTTGAATCAAATCGAAGTAGGGAATAAAGCAGAAGAAAACATTAAGGTTTATTCCGCCCCGGGGCGGGCATCAAAACCTATTTAATTACCTTTATATCTTGCTGTGGTACGGGAGACCTGTTATTCATATTTATATTTACATTATGGCCTATTTCACTTAATTTAACCTGTGGTAAGAATAACCTAACAAGTTCTAATTTTATTTTTTCATCTTTGCTGTTGAATAATTCCTGAGCTGTATCAGTTGCAATATCTCTCAGCCTTGTCATTACAACTTTAGATTGTGCATTCTTTAAAGCTTCATGGCACAGTTTAAAGTTTTTATCGTTAGAATTTTTCCAACACCACCATTTACTAATTTTTAATATTTCAGCAATCTTAGTAAGACTAAAATTTGTAGCTAACTTATACATTAATATTTTATACTGTAATTCTTTCAAATCAAACTTTTTTATTATAGCATAATATTCGTTTATATTCAAAAGATTATCATCTAATGCCAAATCTGCTAAATCCTTTTCAAACTGTTCAATTTGAATTTCATTTTTTTTATCATTTATGTAGGCTAATTCTTCCTGTAAAACCTGTTCATCTGTCTTATCCTTTAGTAGTATATTAACTATTTCTTCATTCATTATTTATTCTCTTTATTTTCTATTTGTAATTCCGCGAACTTTTGACCTACTTTGCTTCCTACACCAAACCCAAGTAAAGCTATAATAAGGTAAGTAAGTTCTGTTATTAATTTACCTACAAATACCATATAACCACCTAGAAATGACAATAAAATACCTGTAACTACTAATAAGAAAGTAGTTAATCTTGTCATTGAAAAGTTTCCGTTATCTTCTTTGAAAAAGCTCTTGATAGACATATTTATATTTAGTTATATAATGTTCCATAAACTTTGCATTTTCCCATTGTATTACTTGTATCCAGCAATATATCCATAGGGTCATATCATTTAGTTTGCTTAATAATTTGCTAATCATTCTTAATTTTCCTTTTGGGTTTCATACCACGTGAAGCAAGAATTATCTTTTCTTTATGTTCAACCGACTCAGTATGATTCTTTTCTTTAGCTGTTATAGGTATATTACATAAAATCTGTATAAAGTTTTTTAATATATTCTCTTTATCTTCTTGTTTCATTTTTAATCAATCTTTTAACTTTTGAAATAACTTTTTTCTTTCTAAAATTAAGTGGTAATCTATTCTTCTTTCTAACTATCTTTATACATTCACCTTCATTGAGATATATCTCAAGCATATGCCTATCACGTTCACTTTCCCAAATCTCATCAAATTCCTTTTTTCTTAACTTCATCTTGTAATTCCTTTTTTATTAATCGAATTTCATCAAGTAATAAATTAAATTTTATATTGAAACCCTTTAATCTCTTATATAGGTAAATATTAAATTGTTCTTTATCCATGTTAATATAAATATAATCTCAGTATGAGTAGAATGGAAAACTATTTTGAACTATTATTCCCTTTCATTTCAGCTATTGCTTCTTTTATTTCTGTAAGAATTTCCATTACTTTAGATTCATTTACAGCTATTCTATCAATAACGTTTGCGAATCTATCTAAATAATTATATTTTATCTCATTAGATTGTTTTTCAACATTTACTAGTCTGGTATAAAGAGTTTTTCCAAACCATGCAACTATTGTCACTACTATACCTGCAATCCATAATGCTACTGTTGTGTCCATTGTTTCTCGAATGTAAATTGTAGAAGTAATCTCATTAAGAACCTGTTGAATTTATGATTGAAAAATGAATAGAAAAGTTATCTGCAAAACTACTACCTAATGGGTCATCTACATATATACCATATGTAAACTTACCTGTTTCAACAGTAGTTAGACCTCGTTTCAAAGTAATACCACTAGAAGCATAATCATGATTGCATAAAAATGTTACGTTTATTACAGAAGAAGCCGAAGAAACTTTTGAAGCCGAAACAGTAATCAAAAAGTTGGTAGTATCTGCTAGACCACTATTTGATACATTTACCCTTCCAGCCTGTGCTGTTCCAAAGTTTGATGTTACACTTGTAACTAAAAACGAACTTGCTTCAACTACTGCAGTTGGAACGTATACTGAACTTGCAGACAAACTAGTTACATTTGCATTTGTTACAGTTATGTTTGTCAATATACTAGTAGTTGAAGTCAAACCATTTTGATCTAGATTCAACACTGCACTTTGACCTGCTTTCTGGAATGTAAACGCATTTGTAAGCGCGAAATTTGTCGCTGTACCACTTCCAACATGTACAATTGATGCAGTAAAAGAACTAACTGTTGTATCACTAAATTGTGTTGCCATTATAATTTCCTATATTTAAAAATTCTTAACTGTAAGTAGCGCCGATAAGATAATCTGGACTTCTAACAACATCACTTGATTGCCAAGCCACTGACTTATTAAAGAAGCAACCTTTTGTTTTATTGTTTCCTGAGCTAAGAATAGCACTTGCATAAAACTCACATCCTTTCATGATAGACCTTTCCAAATCAATGTTATCGGCTGTAATAAATACACATTCAACAGCTTCAAATCTTTCAACAGCATGATCAAAACCACCATTAGTGAAAATTAAATTTTGAATTTTGCTTGTTACCTGTGTTTCAGAAGACGCAGGACGCGTCAATTGACCAAATATATTTATCATACCCTGCCCAATAATATTCATCCAATCTGGAATTTCAACATTTTCATAATATCCCGAAATATCTGGATGCTGTCTAACAATGATTGACCATATATTTGCAGAAGTCGTAACTCCATTTTCAGTAATACCTGCGACCGCTCCTGAAAGAGATTTATATGTTTTTAATTCGACATCTTCAGTTGCACTACTATCTACATACACAGTTTTACTTTGATAAGAACTATTTATTGATTGAAAATTATCACTAATCCATTTTACATGAGCATAATCATCATTTACCAGACTACCTGTAATATACTTTGATGAACTTGTTGGTATCTTTAAGTCTGATAATTTCCATGTATTTTGACCAGTCACTGTTGATTGCCCAAAATCTACCTGTCCTGTTTCTTCACCACCATAGACTTTTATTATATCAGTTGGTAAACCTGTAAAAGTGATGTCACCTCTTACTCTTAGAACAGGGTTTCCTGAAGTAACTGCACTGGGTTTATATATACTTGTATGACCTAAATATGCGGTTATTGAACTAATTGATTCTGCAGTAAGTGATTTTAATTGCATTTCAGAAAGAGATGCATTTATCCTTGGAACATTGTTGGCTTGATAACCAACGTCCAGAGCCACTATTCCACCATTAGGAGGATTACTAGCTGTTTCAATTCTAAAAGCACCAGCTGTAGTACCCGAAGTACCTAAATTAAAATTAGTACCACCTTGAAATGTCTTTTTGTTTGTAATAGTTTGGTTAGTGCCCAAAGTTACATATTCAGCAGATAACCCACTTGTAATTGAAGATAATGCAATTGTGATAGATGACAAGGAAGCTGAAATAGTATCTATTACCCAACCTGCTGCAGGTATTCTAAATCTATAATACCCGTCCACTGGAGGATTAAACGGATTAAATCCGTTTACACCACTTAAACTTATGTCATAAGTAAACCAACCCAAAGCAGTATCACCTAGTTTATCCATTCTAACATATAAATCTTGCGTTGAAATTGCAGAACAGGATCCGTTAAAAGCAGAATATCTCGAATACTTTCTTTGAATCACATCATTTATTTTGGGTAATATACCCACAACACTTTGCGACCATTGTCCTGTGCCTAGGTCCAATGCAACATTGGGTATTTGAAAATCTCCGACTTCGTACATACCCTGACCTCTATCAGTAAAATGTCCATATGCTACTTCGGTTGATTCATTATCAACTCTTACAAATTTTATGTTTGCTTGAGTTAATCCTGTTACGAATACAGGTCCACCATCGGCTCCTGTAGTTGATACTGGTAAAATGAAAGAATTATTTCCTGTTAATGCCATTTTATTATGTTATTAATCCTGGGAAAAAACTATTGTATTGAATATCATCTGGATCAATCCAGTTTAAATCTGCTACTTTTCTCTTTGTTGTAAATTGAATCACTACACCTTTATTTCCTGGAGCATTTAAACCGCCTTTATGTATTCCGAACTGAAAATTTCCTGTATAATTTACTTCAAAATATCTATCCTGTGCATCAATTCGAGGTGTAAATAATATAGGGTATCTATCTTTTCTATATTTTAAAACCTTTTCCAAAGCTTTCATTGTATCTTTGTGAATGTGTTGGTCATAATATAGAGTCCAATTTATTCTATATCCTCTTACATATTCTTCAATACAATCATCAAACAATAAATAATGAGAAGCTTTTAATTCATCTGTATCTTCAATTAATCCACTTTCATTTGTTAGAGGAAAAGGTATATGTTCAACTATTTCATTTGTAATCGGATGTAATGCTGTGAATTTAGGTTTATCCGAACCATTTATATAATCTATTGCCATTACTCACTTGTTTTAACTAAACTCATCTTAGTAGTTTCTTTTATAAAATCTAATTCAATACTCTTTACAGTAAAGAAACTATTATCGAAAAAATCCATTCCTGAACCTGTGAAATTATATTTTGAGTGAATATTTGGGTATAATCCTTTAATGTTTACATCAACTGTTTGACCATTAGAAGCATTTACAAATGGAAGATAATTATTTCTAAATGTTTCACTTTGAGTATATGAATTGTAGTCCAATCCTATTGTGGCATTATTACCACCAAATTTGAAAAGCATTGAACCGCAATTACCATTGAAAATTATGTCTCGGTCACTTTCTCCCATGCTTGTAGCAGGATAGTTTCTTCCGCTATTTGTATTCACGACTGTTTTCATAGTAGTGTGTTCACCACCATCTAAGTAAATTATCTTCTTTGATTTGATGAATTTTCTATGAGTATCTCTATTGTTATTCCAGTTAGGATTACCATTATATTCTATTTCTGCCCAATCAAATGCTTCCTGTGCTCTTGCATTTTCTATTGCATACCTTGTTGAAAACGAAGTATAAGGATATAGTATATAACCATTAGGACTCCCTCCGATCCTTTCAAAAAAATGAGATTGATTTATTACTGGGGAATGCTTAAGTGTAACCATTTTAAAACAATTACCTTGAGTATGATAATAACCATTTGATGTAATGTTACCATCTGGAATTATCAAATATTCAAAATCACTTGTATTAAGTTTATATCCTATTTCCCAATCATCTTCTACATTACCAAATGGAATGCTTGTAGTGGTATTCTCAGCTTCAGACCTATTGATTATATTCAAGTATAATTCGTATAAATTTGTATATGGTCTTTGCGTGATAAACCAAGTCCAACCCATTGCGTAACAAACACATTCGAGAAAATCGAAAACAGAAAATCCCTGCTGCCAAAATCTCTTATAACCACTTCTAAGAAACCAATTATTAGTAACACCAGATTGATAAAACATTTGAGGAATATTGTTTACATACCAATCATTCCATGCTTGGTTACCTGGTCCAGGTCCGATAACTTGGGTATTGATATTCATCGGGAATAGTACACTAAAAAATGTTTTAGCTGTACATAATGTATTTTCTGCTGTTCCATTTGAATCTTCTGAACGAGGGTCACCTGCCCATGGTAATACTGTTACTTCTACCAAACCGTTATTTCCAAACCCCTGTGTTGAATGATAGGGACTTGTTAAATCTTTACCTGAAAAATATTGTTTAAACTCTTTCATCATGTCCAGAATTTGAACTGTAATTATTTCAGTTTGTCCAGTGTTGTTGAAAATTTCTTTAATGTTGTCTGGATTAATATATCCAGACATATAGTTTGTACCATTATATTTTAAATCAATATAAAATCTTCTAAATTGTAGAATATTTGTCCTGTCAAATAATCCGAAATAATTCATTAAAAATTTATTATTCTTTAATCCTGAAAGTTTTAGAGAAATATTATTTACATCGTAATACACTGTATTAAATCCATCTTGTAAGGAACTACCAGTTTTCTGTTTTATCAAATTACCAATATCGGTTGCATATTGAGCTAAATTGATTCTTTCGCCAATTTGTATTTTGGATATTCCACTATTCATTATTGAACGTTCGGAATATGTTGATACATGGTCAAATTCATAACAGGTACATAATATTTCTATATCATTTATTGCCATTTATAATTTGATTGAATTTTTATATTCCTGATAAGCAGGATCTGCTTCAATCATAAATTCTACTAATTTTGTATTTGCTTTTATATAAATATCTGGAGCTTTAATTTGAGGTCTTGTATTATTATATAATCCACCCATATTAAATGCTGTTTGATTATACTTAGTAGCTGTATTTCCATTTATTGCATGTAATAAAGGTAAATTTTGAGAAGTAGCATGAGCATTTACAACAAACTCACCATTACTTAACCAAGCAGGTATACTATCTGATAACCAACTTCCTGGTCCTGAAACATATCCTCCTTCTGCGAATGGAATAGCTTTTGATGCAATAGAACCCACACCACCAAAAAATCCGAATATACTACTGATTGATTCTAATGTTTTTATTAATGCTACTATTGATTGAACTATACTAAATGCCTGTTGTAATTTTACTACTAAAGAATTGTCGCTAAATGCAACACCAAGCAAATTTGCTATTTGATTTACAACACCAAATGCCTGTGTTAATGAACTAGTAACTGCATCATATAATTCATCTTGAATTTTTTGTGCTAATTGTTTTAATTGTATATCAAATCTAATTTGTTCTGCTTTCTCAAGTCTTTCCTTATCTCTTTCTGATATATCTGTTCTTCTTTTTATATTTCTAATTGCTTCAGAATGATTAAACTTCATTAATTCCAATTCTCTATTATAAACATTCTCAATACTTTCCAGATTTGCTTTTTCCAAATCATGGATTGTGTCCATTTCATTCTTATTTCTTTGCTTTTCTTTTTCTTCTTCTTGTTTTCTTAGTTGTTGTTTAATTCCATATTGTTTAAATACTTCATCACTAACTTTATTTTCTAATTTAGCAGTATCTAATACTAAATCTGTGATTCTTTTATTGACTTCTTCAGTTGCTTCTTTTGTCTTTAATGTTTTGGATATAATTTCATATTCATCTTGTTCTTTCTCATTCCTGTCTAAAAACAATTTATCTACTTCTAATACAGATAGATGTTCTTTCTCTTTTCTAATTTCAATTTGCTTAGTTATTTCTTCATACTTTTTCTTTATTTCATCAAGTTTCTTTATTTCTTCTTTTGCTGCTTCACTTTTATTATTTTTATCACTGCCTGGTTTAAAATCTCCACTAAAATCATTACCCTTTTTATTATTTAATCTATCACTTTCAGCTTTTATTCTAGCAATAATATCGTTTGCTCTTTGTTCCATTGCTTTAGCAACTTCAACTGGAGTATTAGGATCCTGTGCAACTTTTATCAAAACACTTGCTTGGTTTAATAAACCCATTATTTCAGCACTTTGAGCTAGAGCTTGATTAAGATTCAATATATTTGCAATTGTGTTTCCAGTTAAATTTGCAAATGCTTGCTCTAATAATTTTGCTGCTTGTATATTATTTCCTATTTCAGCTTTTGTTTGTTGAAATACCTGTACTAAATTTCCATTCTTTATACCTTCAGCTAATACTTCCTGAAACCTTAATTTCAATTCTCTTAATGCTCTTTCACTATCATTGACCTCTTTTCTCAATTCTCCCATTCTATCGGTAGCATCAATTATTCGAGGTATACCAAATGCATCTGTTTCTTGACCTGTGGTAACTAATTCTTCTAATGCTTTTTTATTATCTTCTATGGTTTCTAAATAATCTATATTGGCATCAATTAAGTCTCCAATTTGTTCTACTTGTTTATCAATTTGTACTTGTTGTTGTAGTTTTAATCTTTCTTCTTCCTGTTCAACTATTGCTTTTAAAGTTTCTAAGTTTATTTGTTCTGCTTCATCTTTATCATTTACACCACTTACAACTTCAGGATATAATCCCTTTACCTTTTCTAATGTCTTGTTATAATTTTCTTGTTCTGTTTTTGATAATACATTAGCAGATACAGCCCCAGCAATTACGGTTTTTAAATCATTAATATTTTGCTTTGTTGTTTCAATTTCAGAACCTAATTTCTTAATTTCTTCACCAGATCCTTCAAATGATTCATTAAAAGACTCTATACTTGGTGTTGCACTATTTAATATTGCTACTAATGCTGCGGAGGCTACTACAATAGCTCCAATTGCAATTAGTATTCCACCTGTTGATATGTTTAATGCCGTAAAAGCCACTATTACTGCTCCTATTGCGGGTAATATCTGAAGTGCTGCCGAACCGATTCCCCCAATTAAAACTATTAATCTTGAAGCACTTTCAGTTCCTAAACCTAAACTTTCAGATAATTTTATAAATGTACCTGCTAAATCCTGACCTAATTTTGCTTTTGCATTTTCTAATTCTACTGTAATATTCTTTAAAGTATCTGCTTGGTCATTTTGTTTACTATTTATATCATCAAGGGAAGAACCATAAACTTTTAAAGTAGCTTGCAATCTTAATCTTTGAGCTGATTCATCTGTTAAATTCTGGATTTGTTTTTCGGTTAATCCAGAAGTTATTCTCATTGTTTCATTAACTTTTTCTAAATCGAAATTCAAAGTTAATGCACTTCTTCTTTGTCCTGTTAAGATAAATTTTTCTAATGCCTGTGTAGTAGATTCTATTGATCCACCGAACAAATCTGTTCTTCTCTCAGCTAAATCCATAAACCTTGCTGTTTCTTCAGATGAAAATCCCAGTGAACGAGTAGCATTTGATAACTTTATAATTTCTGCATCTGTTAAATTTCCTGAAGTAGCTTTTTTTAACAATTCTAATTGTACATTTGCCTTTCCAACACCACCCTCTATTTCATTAAATCCTTCTTTAAGTACACTTAATTCTGCTCCTGCTGAAACAACATCAAACATTTCCTTTCCAAAATCTATTAAACCTTTTATTGCTGTTTGAACTGCAAAGGCTAATACAGAAATATTTTCACCCATTTCAAGGAGTGCCTGACCGCTCATTTTTGTTTCAGCACTTAAACCTTTTTGTTCTCTAACTAATCCCTTTATTGTATCAGATAATTCACCCGCTCTCTTTTGAAATGATTTATATGCATCACTCCCTCTTTGTCCTGATTCCACAAGTTGATCCATACCCCTTTTTAATTGTTGCTGTTCCTCACGCAAAGATGCTAGACCTCTATTATCTAGGGAAGTAGTTATCTTAATTTTTAAATCATCAATTAATGCCAATTATTTTTAACTCAAGGGAATATTGCCTATGCCGGCTACGGCATTAGGCATAAGATAAAACCTATTTTAATTCTACTTTACTCTTTTCTAACCATCTTTCAATATCTTGTTTCAATCTTATTTCATTATATCCAAATACATGTCTTGGTGGTAAATGTGTTGATGGATCACCTTTTTGTAATCTTTTCATTACATCATTATTTCTACCTTGCTCTACATACACTTCATATTCATTAACCCCATTTGCTTTCATTCTAATACTATTTAATAATCGTCCTGTTCTACCCTGAAACACCCTACTATGACCTTTTTCTCTAATAGTTCTCAGTGCATTTGGAGCTATTTTTGTACCATCAAAACTTCTTGCTGTTTGAAGATTTTTGTCAATATCTTCTTTAATTAACTGTGCGATATTTTTTAATGGTATATCAACTGATAGGGTAGCTGATGTTAATTTATCTAAATTTTGAAACTCAATTTTTATATTAAACATAAAATGAATATCCTAATTTATAACCCTGAGAATAAGAAAATGAATCATTTGATATATAGAATACTGCCTTATATGGAATTATATTATGTATTCCATCTTCTGTTTGTCTACTAACACTTACTTTTGAATAAAGAACTAAACTGGGTTTCTCTACAATCACATAATCAGATTTATTCTTAAATCTTGTATCTAAATATTTTCTTAATTGTTCGATCCTTTTATTCATGCTCTCATTCTTTGGTTTGCTTCTTTTTCACAATAATTTTTATACTTTTCATAACTCATATATTCAAAAAAGTCTGGATAATTTAAATTTTCAGTAACCCATTTCTTTTTTGATATATCACCATTAAATAATAAATGTATCATATAACCTATTGCCACCTCATTTTCATCTAAATCATATTCATCTACTGTATCATTATCCTTATTATGAACTATATACTTATTAGGTAATTTAATATCATCTAATTTTGGATCATCAGAATGTTGGTATTTAGCAAATGCATAAATCCACGCATCACATTCGTTTAATATTTCTTGGAGCGAACTAAAAAAAAATAGAAACATCTCTTTAGAAAATTAGAATATTCGCCATATTCCTGAAAATCCATTTTATTAACAATTTCATTCGAGTGATTTATATCACAATTTTCGAATAGAATATCCGTTAACAATTGAGCATTTTCTTCCTCTAATAGAAGTGTTTCTATTGCTAAATCCTGAAAATTAGATAAGTTTTCTCCAGAAGGTATAAATTCAGGTTTCTCTAAAACCACTTTTTCCATGGCTTTTAAAAATGTTTCTGATTGAGTCTTAACATCTTCTGGAGTTACATTTTTTTCCTTGAAATATTCTTTAAGAAAATCCTTATTTGTAATAAGCAATTTATTCAACTCATTCTTTGCTTCATAAGTGAAATTGCTCAATACATTTACATATCTTTTATTTAACTGTAATGCTTTTTGCATGTACGGTCTAAAAGATTTAGTTCTTAAAGTATATGATTTGTCTTTGTAAAATAAAAGATTTTCCATCGTTAATTTATATTTTACTCGTTAAAAAAACTTACTACAAACTTTATGAAATAGCGGTTTCAACGACGGTATAATAATCACCTGCCGCAACTGAAACAGTAGTTCCTGAAGCAGATCCTACTGCACAATAAGCACCATAAGCACTTGCTGCAATTGATACTGCACTTTCAAGAATGGAAGATTTATATTCGAAAGGAATAGTTCCATCTGCAAACTTTAGTTCAATTTGAGGAGTAATACTTCCAGTACCAAAAAATATCTCTTGGTATTTTCCATTTACAGTTCCATTGAATTTGTACATTTGATAAAATTTACCTCTTACTTCTTTGGCTATATTGATATTTCCAGAAGCAGATTGTAACATAGTTCCAGTAACCATTACCGAACGATTACCCTCTACAGTTACTACTACATTTCCAGTTTCATCAATTATATCCTGAGTAGGAGTCTTATCCGATAATGTACTTTCTTTTATATATCCAAGTGAATGAGGTGTGTCAGGTGAAGACAGTTGAGTACCATTTTCGTCAACTTGAGTAACTTTAATTTCACCACCACCATAAATATTTACACTTGCTTTACTTTTGCTAGTCGTTAATGCCATAATTTTTATAAGAGATTAAAAAGAGGAGAAAACTTATTTACTATTCTATATTCTAAACTTCTGGTCTTGAATCAAAAGAACCATCAAATATTTCATCATATTCGATTAATATATTACAAACTATAATTCCTTTATTTACTACATCATCTGGATAAGTTTCAATATTACTAACAATTAATTTACTTATTCCCAAATCCAGAACATACAAACCTTTATTTTCTTCATTATAAAAAAAGTTTAATACATCATCGATGAGGTTTTCACAATAATCTGAAATTATCCCTGTTTTACTCGGGTCCTTTTCAGCTGAGATTACACCAACAAACATTAAATTCAATTGGCATTTATCGGTCGTTCCAGCTTCAAAATCTGATTCTCTACTTTCACTGTTATAAGCAAAATATACAGTAGGATATTCCTTTACATCTTCTAATGCTAAAAATTTCTTGTAAAATTTTTTTAAGGTAAAATTATATCCATTGTTGACCGTCCATAACGATAAATCTCTATATATTCTATTTCTTATCAATTGCCTTTTAGACATGTTTTCCCGTTATTAAAATTTGTGATTCACATACAAATCTAAAATATCCTTATGTGCTGCGGTTAATCTTTCGTAAGTATCGTTAGTCCCTACTCCACCACCAATATTTCTATTTTTCATATTTTGTCTTGAATCTCCTCTACCACTTTCAGCAAACCTTTCAGTAACAAATTCAATACAAATCAATTCAAGGTCTTGCGGAACAGTAGCAAACCCACAATTATAAACTATCTCTATTCCTTGTTTGAAGTAAGCGGAACCAAAGGAGTTATTATATAACCATATATAGTTATCATAAAGTATTACATTTCCTGAAAGAGAACCATTAATAATTATATTTTGCCATGAAGCTGTTGGATCTGTTCTATATTTTAAACTTTCTACCGAATTGATAAATTTATTTTTCAGCTTTAGAGTATCACCACATTGATAATCGTAATATCCTCTTATTGCCTGTGCTTTTAATTTTGTTGCACAATATTTTTCAAAAGTAGTTGAAGCGGAACCTATTAAAGTATTTATGTATGAACTAAGACTACCAATTTCATCAACTGCAGATAGGGTTAATTTCATGCTATTCATTACAGCTGAAGCACTTGTTAAATGATTTGATGATAGACTTGTCTCAATACAATTTATTTCTTTATACATTCTTTCGTTTTAAAATGAAAATGGATCCCATAAAGGGAATAAATGGGATCCATTGAATTTATATAAGGGAAAAACTAAATTTATGCTGCTGCCTGAGTGATACAAACTGCTGCTTTTGGATTTGCAGAACCTAAAGCCAATGGCTGGAAGAATCTGTAATCAAATGCATTACCAGTTGTTCTAAATACTTCTAACTGCATTGGTCTATCTGCATATTGTATTGCTTCTTTTAAATTTGCCAATACAAAATGTTTTCCAGATGGAGATGAAGTTGTATTCAATACACCTGAAGACATTGGAACTATTTCAAATCCGAATGCTTTTGTATATTTATCTACAATTTGAGCAAAGGTGTTATTCGAATCTGCTAATGCTGTTAAATATCTTTCTTCACTCATATCTACATACCATTTCAAATTCTCATTTCTGTAAGCAGGATCAATTGAAGCTACCATTGCTCTAGCAGAAGTAAGAGTAAATGTGTTTAGGTTAGTTGAAGAAACACCAGGCAATACAACTGTTTGCACATATGAATCGCCGTATATTCCAACAAATGGAGAACCAGTTCCTGTAAATATTTGAGTATCAATTGCTAACGGCATTTGTCTATCAATATTTCTTTTTACAAATCCATCGACATCGTATCCACCTGAAAATAGTTGGTAATCATAAAGAGTTACCCAGCAATCCAAAAAGTTAACTGCTACATTTGTAGAGTTTGCACTAACAGCTCCTGTTAAAGAGTTTGTGCTTCTTTGAGTTTTACTTATCCAGTTTGTACTACCTGCAGAAACTGTTCTTTCGAAAGTAAATGTGTCTGAAACTAAATCACCTGCTCTATAACAATCACCTAATTTCCCAAACTGTCCTTCTTTTGCAACAATTAATGGACTAAACTGTTTTGGTACTTCAATAGTAACATTGTTAGTAACTGTGCTATATTCTTTCTTTATATTTCCTAGAGCACAATCCTGCATGAATTTATTGAATGCTACCTTTAAACCAGGAGTATCTGATATAACTTCAATTTTTGGTGTTGAAGGAATATTTTCATTAACTGGTTTTTTACTATTTTTTAGTGCGTCTTTTACCTGTTCATCTATTAATTTTTGTAATTCTGGAGATACCTCAGGTAAAGTATTTTCTTTTATATCTTTTTCGTTTTCCATGTATTTCTATAAATAAGGCTTAAATCTGAAGTAACAATTTTGTTAAGTGTGCTTATCTTCTTTTCCCTAACTACCTTAGTAATATTTCTAGAAGATTACCTGTTAGTCCCTAGTACTTTAATTAAGCTACTTTTCCTAAATTCTTTGCTATACTATTTTTTATAAGTTCACTAATATTTGCTTCGGTTTCTCTTTTCTTATACTGTTCAAGAGTATTTTTAATTTCATTCATATCTGTTTCAATACCAGTAAATTTATTTTTCAATTCTTCATTTAAGGTATTTATTGCATCTATTTTTGCATTCAAATCGGTAAGACCGTTTAAACTATTTTCAAAAGAAGCTATTTTATTTTTTACTTCTTCCATTTCAATATTCTTTTCTAAAGCCATTATAATTTCCTCACTCTTTACTTTTTTAAGTGCATTTACAACACATCCTGGGTTTGCAGGGATCGTAACACAAGATTGCTCTAACATTTCTGTTTCCGTAAAAACTAAATATCCTTCATCATGTAAATATCCATTATGTACCAAATATCCCATGCTTAATCCACGCATATCGCCATCTTTATATAGGGTCCATAGATCCTGACCCAATTGGGTTTTAGCAAATCTTATTTCAGTTACCAATCCAAACTTTTCTTTTATAACTTTTACAGATTGACCTACTGAAATACTATCATTATGATTTAATAATACAACAGGATTAAGCAGATAATTCTCAATGGAAACTCCCTCTGGAACCACAATTTGACCATTCCTATTAAGTTCGGAAGTGGTAATGAATGCCTTAATCGTACGTTCATTTTCATTGTAATCTCTTACAATGCTAGGGTAATAACTCTGATAATTTGTAAGTTGATTTGCTTGAAGCTGTACCAAATAATTCCATTCTTTTATAAGAAAGAAACCATTTTAGAAAGCGTATTACGGAAGGATTTATTAAGAGTAGTGTTTGTAAATAGTTTTGTTAGGTTAACAGCCTGAAATTACAAAAAGTCTCTTTAATAATTATTAATCCAGATTATTTTACTGGAGATTATTTTATAAATATACATACCTGTTTTGTGAATCGTCAATACCTATAATGTTTTATTATTAACTTTTTAGCAACAAAATCAAAAAGCAAATTTTGTTGCCAATGTTAAAGTCTCTAACCTAAGACTATTCCATTTCTTTTATATATGTCCCCATCCCACAGGACGTAGTTACCTTTAGCACTAGAACCAATGTTTCAGGATCCATATATGAAGTTTGATATAGTTATTGTATTCGTAGCTCTCAAATAAGTTATACTACTATTTGCTATATCATTTTGTAGCAGGCTTTTTACTTAGACTATGTTTCCCATTTGTCTGGGTATCTTTTCAAACTACCTGTCACCCGAGATACAGTCTCACACTGTGCGGGAATGCTGTGAGGATATTGCTATTATCTTATTTCACAAGCGCCCATCTCGAGGGATTACCTTTATGGTGTTTGGACCAATGTCCCCACCCACATAATATATATTCTGCCAACATCCCAAAAATGGATGAAATAGAATATTTTTTTATCATTTAGATCACTTTGAATAATATATATGGTAAGGAGTAAATCAATGAACTATACAGATAAACAGATAAAGAGAATCATAAAAGATTATTACCGAAAATATGATGAACTAATAGAAAGTTGGGAATACAGAAGATTTGAGGCCTTAATAAACTATTATAATAAAAAGGAAATGAGCTTGGATGAATACATAACAGATTTTGCCATGAATGAAAGCATTAGGAAAGATAGGCTAAGGAGCAACTAATGAAACTACAGGATGAAAATCATTTTAAAAAATATATCTATCATTTACTGAAGCATAAAAAACACTATACAGCGAATGAGCAAAGGCAAATGGTAAAGGACTATAATCAGACTCATAATACTGCAATTAGGGATGAGCTGATATTATCAAATTTAAAATTAATATATAAATTAACACTAGAACATTGGAATAATAATTATAAACAAAATCATATGTCCCTAGGGGATGTATTCCAGGAAATGATATTATTATTTATTCAAGCATTAAAATATTACAATCCGAAATTTAACCTATCCACTTGTTTTAGAACAACTGTTAAAACACATATTATAAAAGCGGTTAGAATGAAGACTGTAAAAGAACCAATACAAAAGCAATATATGGATACACCTAAATTAACCTTTACAGAGTATAATGAAGATATTTTTGAGGATGAGATTGAATCTGTAACTAATTATGAAGATATAAAAAAAATAATAAAAATTGCTTTTAAGAAATTGGATAAAGTTGAGCTTGGACGCAACAGAGAAAAGATTGATGAACAGTCTAAAAATATGATAAAAATGAAATATGGGATGGATCCTTTTGAAAAGGAATATTCTGAAGTAGAAATTGCAAAACATTACAAGATAACTAAACAGGCAGTAAATGTAAAAATTCATAGACTACTAAAGCAGTTTAAAAAGATGGATGTTTTTAAAGAGTTGTTAGACTAATAATTTTTATTTTAAAGTTTTCGGCGTAATATATATTATATAAGGATTGAAGTATGAATAAAGGTAAAATGAAAGATAACCCAATAAAGAAAATTAATTTTGAAATTAAAAAGACTTTAAAGAATGCAAAGAAGAACATGAAACTAATTGATATAAATGGTTATGCTGTACTGGTCCCGACTGGAAAAACTTTTGACAAAGTACAACAATTATATGCGGAAAGAAAAAAGTTTTTAAGTGATTAGCAGAATATATATTATAAAGGGTTTCATCTAAGTTAATTGGGAATGACTAATGAAAATGAAAAACAAATTCACAAAAGAGACAAGAAGGGAAAGTTTTCTATCGGAAAAAAGCAAATTTAAAACACAGGAACAAATCATTCTAGCCCTGATGGCTGAGAATATAGACTATTCAAAAGAAGACATAATAACAGCACTTACAATTTATAATAACAGTGTATCAAAAGAAGAAAGATTTAATATGCTTAGTAGTAGTATATGCCGTGCTATTAGCAATCTTAAAAAGGAAGGTTTTATCGTTGAAAGCGGAAAGAAAATGGGAGAATGGGGTAAGAAAGTTGCCACATATCAGGTTGCTACCCAATTTTCTTTCTTTTAAAGGAGATAAATAATGAATAACATAAAACTAAGTGATAAGGATATGAAAAGAGTTTATTGGGTAATATCAAATTGGATTATAGATCGTAAGAGTGATAAGAATAAACAACTAAGTTCGGAAATAGTAAAAGATTGCAAAAGGTTGCAGAAGAAATTTAAAGGAGAAAAATAAAATGATTACTATTAAAACAAGTTTTCCAATTGCAATAGACTCACCCGACCATTTAAGGCCCTGGGGTACTATGAGGGACAACTCAACTGATTTTAATTTCATAAATGAAATGGAAGAACATTTCAAACACAAGATAAATTTTTTAGATTTAGGTTGTTCTGGTGGGGCATTGGTGCATGACTTCTTAAAAAGAGGACACAAAGCAGTAGGTTTGGAGGGTAGTGACTATTCATTAAAAAATAAAAGGGCTGAATGGCCTACATTGGCAAATAAAAACCTTTTCACTTGTGATATTAGTAAGATATATGAAATATTTGAAGATGATAAGCCAATGAAATTTGATTTGATAACTGCGTGGGAAGTAGTTGAACATATACACCCAGATGCATTAGACATATTTTTTGAAAACATAAAAAACCATTTAAAACCAGAAGGTATATTTCTTGCTAGTGTTAGTACATGTAATTCTTTTGAGAATGGAGTGGAATTACACCAGTCAGTTTTTACAGAAAAGGAGTGGAAAGAAAATATTTTAAATAAAGTATTAAGTCTATATGACTATCCATTCAAGAATAAAGTAAGAAAAGATGAGGGTTCTTTTCATATTTTATTAAAAGGAGATAAACAAAATGAAAGTAATAGAAAAATATAAAGAACCAATTAAGATAAAAGATTTAGAAATTCTTGCTGAAGAAAATGACATGTATTTTGTGTATGATACAACCACAAATAATTTTTACTGGCAGGATGTAGAAATATTTAATGTACTTCATATTCTAAAGGAGAAATAAATGGCATTTGATATATTGATAGATAAAGCAAAATACAAGCAACGATACTATATGGTGAATAAAATGGTATTAGGTGCAAATGCAAATGCGCTTTTACTTACAACAGCACATGAAAGAAAATATATAGACAAAACCATTGTTGGAGTTTCTAATGGATATATGAGAGAAGTCTATGAAGATGGTTCAAGTATTTTAAATGTTTCATGGACTCCATTAGGTCAAATGCCAAGAACAGTTGAAATAGAAGAATGGGATCCAGAAAACTCACGTCTTATACCATTAAATACCAAATGTCAAAGATTTGTATATAGAATAAAGTGCTATTTTGAAAATTTTAAAGAAGCTTGGTATTGCTTAAAAGAAGCCGATTGGAGTTGATTACTAAGGAAACGAACGGTATGTTCGAGACGCAATTTTTTAAAACTAATAAGGAGATAAAATGAAAAGCACTTTTAAATATTTATTCTACACATTCCTAGTTGCAGCAGTAATGGTTTTCATTGTAGGTTGCGGTGAAGATCCTGTAACTCCAACTAACAATAATAATGGAAATGGTAATAATACGGATAGTCTCGTATTTGCATGGGATAGTATAAGTTTTTATCAGGATACTAATGCTACCATACTAAGCAATTATCTAACTAATATAGATAGTATGAAAATAACTTTTGAGTTATCCATTGTAGGCGATTTTAGCAACAACGCAAGAATATATATATCAAGGGCAGAAACTACCAATATTTCAAATGTTTCTTATATTGCAGGAAACTATAATGATAGTGTTTTAATTAGATTCAATCCTGGAGAGATTAATTTCTATATCAAATTTTATTTTAGCACTAACAATGGTTCTATTGCAATGCGAAATATAAAGGCATATAAAGTGTTGTAATTCATTCCCAAGATGAATGCAGTAAAAAAGAAACCCCGTCTAAGTTGTATAGACGGGGTTTTGCTTTATGCTTCTATTAAATAACTAACAGCTCATTTCAAGCTTTCTGTATCCTTGGCTGAAAGTGCTAAATACCAGTACAGCAACCCCTTTCATTATAGGATTAGTTATTTGAATCATTTATATCTACTAATAAAATTTAATTTCTTTTGTATATCAGAATCTTTAAAATCCAAATGATCCTTATTTATTTGTAAAAATAATTTCCTGAATTTTGATCGATAATCCTTCTCTGAAAGTATGATTATATCATTTTTGTAATTATATATGAATTTACACAACTCATCTAATGTTTTTAGACTATGATTACTTATTATGTCAAACATTTTTACCCTCAAATCTTATTTTCTTTTTCATTCTACATCCCATCCTTCTGATTTTCCTACAAAATCATAGTTTGCATTTCTTCTTTTGGCATCTTCCTGATGTGCCCATTCAATATCTTCTATATTAGTTTTTATGGAATAAAAACGTTTTTTTAGTTCTTCTTCATCCTTCCAGTGCAGTTCATTTTTCACAAAAGTATCCAAAAATAAACCCAATCCATATTTCATTTTTTCCGTATCTGAAAGTTTACCAAACTCATTCAGAATGTTTTCTATTGCTTTTGGGTTTCTCTTTATTGCTTTCATTCTATTGACTCCTTTTTTATTTGCACTTTGTATACTATATATATGCGTTGATTCACCTGAAAACAGAAAACTTTTGTATCTTTTATGATATACAAATTTAACATGAAAACCCTTAAGAGTTGTCAAGAGAAATATGCAAATCGTAATGCCTTACGAAATAAAAGTTTGAAATAATATTTGTAATTAAAACTCATTAAACAGTAAAAGGTAAATCTGATTCTTCAATACTTTCATTCTTATTATTATACCATTTATCACTTACATATCTAAAGTCTTCTTCAAACTCTTTAGCAATTAACACACCATCTTTATCATAATATTCACAGATTACGCCATCTTTTTTTAATAGGTAATAGTCATCTGGTATACTTTCATTTTTATTTTCCATTGTTTTCTTTTAATTAAAAAAATGGAGTGAGATAACAGTATAAATACAGGAGTCTCACCCCATTGTAGTATTGCACTCATTACGAATATAGTAGATGAATGTTAACTATTTATTAAATAATTTTTTTTCTACTTTATTTCTTACTCCAACACTCATTTTCCAGTAATCTTCATACATTTCTAAGTCATTGATTGGAATAACTATTTTTTTCCTTTCTTGCATTCCACCTTGAAAAACAACTTCCTGCATAATGCATCTCAATAAATACAATTCTTCTCTTGTTAACTTTAAATGTTTAGTCATTTTTAATCTGTTTGCAAATCTTTCTTCCACCTCTTTTGCATTAGATGGCATTTTAAATTTTGTTGTCATTTTGTATATTTATTTAATTTTCTAGTATACAAATTTAAAAAAATAGACCTTCTTGAACCATGTAAAATAAAAAGCCTCGTAAACTTATCCCTTGACAAAAATCACTTTCAAAACATTATTGTAAAAATAAAAAACCCCGCTATTAACGAGGTTTTTAAATTGATTCTATATACTATATCTATTTTTTATAACCCAAAACTCATATTTCTCATATCATCTCTCATATCATTTACATTCAAATGACTATAACCCTGTGTGGTTTTGATACTAGAATGACCCGCTAATTTTTGAACTTTGCTTATACTCATATTATTTCTAAGACAAGTGGTTATAAAGGTATGCCGTAACATATGGAAGCAACATTCAGAATTTAATTTTGCTAACTTCAAATAATGTTTAAATCTTCTGCTTACATATCCTGATGAATACTTACCGCCTCTTTGAGGATTCTCAAATAGATATTCTTCTACATTACCTTTTCTATTAGCATATCTTTTTTCCACCAAAGCTAATAGCTCAGGTAACTCCATTGGGATATTGCGAATTTTCCTGGTCTTAGTTTTGAAATTTGCTTTATTTCTAATCTGAATAACTTTCTTATCAATAAGAATATCAGAGAACTGCAGGTTGGTAATTTCCGCCAAACGCAATCCAGTGTATAAGGCAAATTTTGTAAAATCCTGAAATGTAGGATCCATTAATTTTAATAACTTTGTTAATTCTTCAGGTTCATAACACAACTTTTCATTTTCTACTGTTTGAAGCATTTCAATTCCTTTAAATGGATTAAACTTTAAATTGAGTTTTTTTAAAGATGGTTTTTCTAAAGCTAAATTGAATGCGGATTTTAATGCTCTAAGCTCTATGTTTACTGTTGTAGGTGCTACAAATATTGGATTTTTGGGGTCTTTATTTACCTTATCTTCTTGTCTTAGTTCTTTATATAATTCTGCATCGTCAGCGGTTACATTATTAGTTTCTTTATCACCTAAGTATTTAATAAGAAACCTTAAACTACGTTCATAAATTTTGTAAGTGCCTTTATCCCTATTCTTATTTACGTATTCTAAAACCACTTCTTTAAATTCACTTAAGCATTTCGGAACTGGTTTATACTTTTCTACTTCAATAGTTTTCTTTTGCCTTTGATATTCAGTCCACATTTCATCACGCTTCTGGATCGTTAACTGCTTATCCTTATTCCATTCCTTGTTAGTAGTTTTGGTCCAATTACCAGTGATGGAATCTTTATACCAAATGTAATACTTTTGTTGTGGTTTGTTGAATGAATAGAACAT